CCGTTTTGGCCTTATCATGTGCTTCATTCAGAGATCATCTTTTCAAGAAATGCCTCGAGAAACTGGGTCGACCCTCAGCTATAAAGTGGAAAACGAAAGTCGGTTCAGATGACAAGGGAGACACAATCATGGCAGACATGTCCTGTGAAGACTACATTTTCCAAATAAAGTTGTTCGATCAATGTTCACTCGCATCAGAGAGGCTCCATGCAATTGATCTTTCAGTCAAATCAGCATCAGGTAACGTCGTGTATGAATTCAACTCTGCGTACATGGCGAATCTGGAGGTCCAGTCACCAGTGATTAAATTCACCTTGGCTGCTGTAGACATGATTGCAACAGACAGTTGTGCTGGATTTATCAACGAATCTTACTCACGAATTCGTCAACTGAGAGAGAATGGTGCATCATCTCTAATATGTTACATGGCACATTGCATGAACAAGCTACATCATGACACAATTTTCCGGACAGGTCGATTCATGACGAATGATCCTACAGCTATCTTCAACCTCCCGACATCATGCATACCCTATGACTTAGGTGTGTACCCTATATACGACTGCGATATACAAGATATGATTGGCCCAGATTATCACAATTACTCTGTCTTCACCAACCCTGAGACGCCAGAACACGTATTGAGAATGGTGTACACACAGGCTTTCGACATGGAGGAAAATCAGATTTCTGATGACAGTAACCTATACAAAAAATTAGATTTCAGAATCTCCCAAGGACTTGTCAGACAGCTTGTCAACATGAGAGAGCGATTGAATCTTTCAAGAGAAGAAATACAGAAGTACCTGGAAGAGAATCCGTTCTTGCTCATAAGAGGCCCACTCGACGTCAAGGAAACAAGCATCGTCATAGCAGCGAAGTTATTCACAAGAGGTGCAGCCACTAGTTTGAGAAGGACATCCGCAGCCATTTACCTCGGCAGGTTGTCTGCTTTTGAGTCCGCTCGAGCTTGGAAGATCATGGAATCAGGTGAAGATGATGGGAAAGAGTCTATCCGAATGACTTTCAAAGAGTACATCACTCAGATCATGGAATCCATGAAATCAAGATCGTATGACACTTCACTCAGAGATTACAAGACTCTCATTTTCCCGCAGCACAATTCTTATGAGGTCGTCCGCTCTTATGTGAAGATTCATGGCATACGGAAACCCATGACCAAAATCTTATCACAGTCGGTCAGAACCTGGACTTTGAACAATTTCAACTACAACTTTTCCGCCTCCCTCAAGGCCATGCTCGAGACATCCTTTGGTATATCACAAACTGCACCCATGGAAGAAGTCAGAGAATTGCGGAAATTCATACCGTTTGACCTGTCAGGATACCAAGAGTTCATCGACGACTGTAACAGCAAAGGTGTGAGACCCCTTGATATTTTCTTTTACATGCAATCCTTCTACAAAAACTCACAGACTAAAAAGGCACAAGTTTTTGCAACAGGACCCAGCACAACGTCACTCAATCTGACTCTGAGCAACATCAAAAGATACAATCATCTCAGTGGATCCATAATGGACATCGACCCGAGGTTGGATGACTCAATACGTGACTCTGAGAACAGCCTTTTCAGAGATCAGGAAACCTTGAAACTGGCCTTCAATATGAGAATGCTTGAGACCCAAAATGCCGTTCACTGCAGTGATAGCATACTGGACAGCATGTTCGATGGTGATCTGACATATAGGTCGAAGGTTGAAACAATCCTACGAAACTTCAAATCTATTCGCTCGTTCGACAACCAGACAAAGAAGATGATTATGCTGTTGTCTTCCAGTGTGCTTCCAGCTGCTGAATTCAA